ATGTACGAAGCAGAATTTCGTGCATACACAAAAGCCAATGGTGGCCCATCATGGGAGACAACAACAACTGAAGTCTTAACGGCTTTGGGTGCTGATGTAGTCTTTGAAGGCGCACAAGCAACTGGTGGAACTGTTTACCAATACTCGCAAGCCTCTGGTGTTGAGCAGATTGATGGCAAGTGGTACACAAAACACATCCTTGGACCAGTGTTTACAGATACAGCTGCCACTGAGACAGAGCCAGCCAAGACTGCTGCCGAAAATGAGGCTGCATATAAAGCCACTAAAGATGCAGAACAGGCCAAATCTGTGCGCACCACACGCGACACCAAGCTGGCCGAATGCGACTGGCGCGTCATCAAGGCTGCGGAGACTGCAACAACATTGGATGCAGCCTGGGCAACTTATCGCCAGGCGCTGCGTGATGTGACTACCCAGTCTGGATTCCCTTGGACCATCACATGGCCAGATGCGCCTTAATGAATCATGGATGCCGATGTTGACAAAAGGCTTGCCGTGCATGAAGCAATCTGCCTAGAGAGATACAACAACATAGACAAGTCATTGCGCGATGGGGACAAGCGCATGACGAAGATTGAATATCTTCTCTATGCGGTGATCATTGCCGTGTTGTTTGGACCAGGGGTGGCTGCCGAATTCGTCAAGAAGATTTTCGGTCTATGAAAGACTGGGCCGTGGCAATCATTGCTGCGGTATGCATAACTGTCTTTGTCATTTGGGGCAGTTTTGTCATCATTTTGATGTGGCCGTGATCTATGCTCTAGTCTTATTAGCAGCTGCCGAATATCGATGCATCAGGTGGACATGGACCGGTGATGTTTACAATCGAAGGGTTGTTTGCCTTGAATGGAAAAAGGTAGAAAAGAAATGATTCCCATCGATCCTCTAACAGCCCTAGCAGGGATACAAAGCGCCATCAGCATGGTCAAGAAGGCAGCAGGTGTTGCCCAAGACCTTGGCTCACTCGCGCCAATGATTGGCAAACTTTTCGATGCCAAGTCAACTGCTACCAAAGCAATGCTTCAAGCCAAGCAGTCTGGCAAAGGCTCCAACATGGGGACAGCTTTGCAGATTGAGATGGCACTGGAGCAGGCCAGAGCCTTTGAGGAAGAGCTGAAAATGCTCTTTATGCAGACCGGCAAGATCGATGTTTGGAACAAGATCAAGGCGCGCCAGGCTGAAATGGACCTTGCTGATGCCAAAGAATTGAGCGCTTTAAAAAAGGCAGAAAAAGAAGCCAAAGCCAAAGAAGATGAAATGAATGAAATTGCCATGATCATTGGCGGTGTGGCTTTTGTTCTGTTTTTGGTGTTCATTGGAGTCAATGAGCTGATGGAATTCTGTGCCACAACAAGAAGGTGCGGTCGGTGAATGAGTACCAGAAGACCTTTGACCTATGCCTCAAGATATTCGTTTACGGGTGTGTGGCTTTATATGCCCTTGGCTTTCTCAAATTTTTGCCGGATGACTTGTCGGACCGGATCGTTAATTTACTGCTGGGTAGAATAGGATTAGGCAAATGAGATATCTATTGCTTCTTTTATTGCTGACTGGCTGCGAAGATCGCTACAGGTACAAGTGCCAGAATCCTGACCATTTCCATGCGCCAGAGTGCCAGAAGCCAAAGTGTCTATTCACTCAGCAATGTCCAGAGTATCTGGTCGCACCCATACTGGAGAAAAAAGTTGATGAAGTTAAACCTAACAACTGAAGAGATCGAGGTCAGGGTCTGGGGCTTTGTGGTCATTGCGGTGACTTGCATTCTCTGCTTCATTGTGGTGGCGCTTTTGTACTCAGTGACCTTTGTCACCCAGCCCATCAAATCAATGGCCCCCATTGACCAGGCATATACAAAGATGCTGAACGATATCGTTCTATTGATTGTGGGTGGCATTGGCGCGGTTATGGGTAAGAAGGCTGTGGGGACTGCCGCCAAGGCTTTTGGTGGCCAGCAATCCATGCAGCCCATGTGTCAGCCAATGCAAGGCGGCTATGGCCAATATGGCTACAGCAACAATCACGGCTTTAACGCAAGCACCAATGGCATCCCCAATCAGCCATTTGGTGCAATGCCCAAGTGGACTAACCCAGAGCTTGACGAGTCTTGGACCCCTGGTCCACCACCCACAACGCCACCAGAGCATCTTGAGGATGACCATGAGCGCGAGCAATTGGCAGCGGCCAGACAGGAGACTGATTGATGTTACCAATACCCCTACCCTGGCTCATTGTTGGCGTCTTGGTCTCATTATTCGGTACATACCGAGTGGGCCACCACTACGGGTGGCTAGAGCGAGACAATGACATGAAGATTGCCATTGCCAAAAAGAACGATGAGGCCAGAGCCAAAGAGGCAGAGCTTGGCACTAAGTTGATTGACCAGGAAACGAAACTCAGAAAGGCCCAAGATGATGTCAAGAAAAAACAGTCTGCTATGCATGAGCTTGCTAGGACTGGCCGGCTGCGCCTCCCAACCGCAAGTTGTCCACAAGCCAGTCCAAGTGCCACCATTGCCATTGGAAATCCACAACCCAGCCAGCCCGATGAAAGCGAACTTGAGCGACAGACTATTGCAACTCTTATCGACCTCGCAGCCGAAGGAGACAAAGCCATCACCAAGCTCAACGCCTGCGTCAGCGCCTATGAAGAAGTAAGGAGAATTGTCAATGGTCAATAGTGAGCAATTAGCACGGCTGCACATTGGCCCAGAGTGGGTCGATGCGCTTAATGAGACTTTCCAGCGCTTTGACATTTCAACGCCATTGCGCCAAGCTGCTTTTATTGGCCAGTGTGGCCATGAGTGTGGCAATTTTAGGGTGCTGCAAGAGAACTTGAATTACAGGGCAGAGGCTCTGCAAAAGCTCTGGCCCAAGCGCTTTGACGCTGCCAAGGCCCAAGTCTGCGCCCGTAATCCAAAGGCCATTGCCACGGCTGTCTACAGTAACCGGATGGGCAACCGAGATGAGGCTTCTGGGGATGCCTGGCGCTTCATTGGCCGAGGATGCATCCAGTTGACCGGCTCCAGCAATTATTTCCATGCAGGCAAGGCGCTGGGTGTGGACCTGATCATGCAGCCCGAACTGGTGGCCACGCCCCAGTATGCAGCGCTGACTGCCGGATGGTTTTGGGACACCCACAAACTCAACCAGTATGCAGACAGCCAGGACTACAAGACCATGACCAAAAAGATCAATGGTGGCTTTATTGGTCTGGATGATCGGATCAAACACATCAACCATGCACTGTCTGTCCTGACATAATTAGCCATGGCCAGCCAAACCCAACAACTTGAGAATCCCACTCCACCAGGACTCGGTTATCCGACCGAGACCTATGAGCGCAGGCATTTCAACGAAAACAATGGCGCATTGACTGTTTACTTTAAGAAACTGTCATTTGTGCTGGGGTCTTTGTTTGGACCAAGAGGTGGCCGGTTTATGAATAACCCCCATGGGGCTTTCCAAGATTCGACCAACCAAGTGGCTGCCAACACCACCACGGCCTATGCGGTCACATTCAACACCACAGACTTTGCTAATGGTGTGACAATGGCCAGCGGGTCAAGAATCACTGTGGCCGATGCCGGAATCTGGAACTTGCAGTTTTCCATTCAGTTTACAAACACGACAAATTCATCTCAGGATGTGGATGTCTGGTTTCGGGTCAATGGTACAAATTCGGCCAACTCAAACAGCCGATTTGGCTTTGCGCCTAGAAAAGGTGCTGGAGACCCGTATCACACCATTGCGGCCATGAATTACTTTTTGAGCTTAAATGCGACTGACTATGTTGAGATAATGTGGAGGCCGACCGACACGGGTGTGTCCATTGAGCAATACGCTGCTGGAACAAGCCCCACACGGCCAGCAGTCCCATCAGCCATTGTCACAATGAGCTTTGTCTCAAACATTACATAAATACTGCCATGTATATACCTTTAAAGTTACCCCCAGGTGTTTTCCGAAATGGTACTGAATACCAGGCAGCAGGCCGCTGGTATGACGCAAACCTAGTGCGCTGGTATGAGGGGACACTGCGCCCCATCAATGGATGGCGCACCAGGTCAAGCTCACAGATGACAGGCTCATGCCGAGGCATCATTACTTGGCGCGATAACAGTGGCAACCGATACATTGGCGCTGGTACGCATTCCAAGCTCTACGCCATGAACGAGGCTGGGACACTCAAAGACATCACACCCACAGGCTTCACAAGCGGTTATGCAAGCTCCACAGTGCTGACAGGCTATGGTTACAGCACCTATGGCACATTTGCCTATGGCGTGGCACGGCCCGACACTGGGACACCCATTGCAGCCACCACCTGGTCACTCGATACATGGGGCGAGTATTTGATTGCTTGCTCTAGCACCGATGGCAAGCTCTATGAGTGGCAATTAGGTTTTGCAACGCCAACCCTTGCCGCGGCAATCACCAATGCACCAGTCAACAACAAGGCGGTTTTAGTCACCCAAGAGCGCATTATCTTTGCCCTTGGCGCTGGTGGAAACCCACGCAAAGTGCAGTGGTGCGACCAAGAGAACAATACCCTTTGGACACCAGCAGGCGACAACCTTGCAGGCGACTATGACTTGGCCAGCCCTGGCACATTGATCGCTGGCAAGCGGGTCAAGGGTGTCAATCTACTGTTTACCGATGTGGATGTCCACACGGCCCAGTATGTTGGCGCTCCATTTGTTTATGGCTTTGAGAAGGCGGCAAGCGGGTGCGGCCTCATTTCGGCCCAGGCAGTGGCGGCCATTGATACGGCAGCCATTTGGATGAGCAATTCTGGCTTTTGGATTTATGACGGCTATGTCAAACCACTGCCAAGTGATGTGTCAGATTACATTTTTGCCAATATCAACTTTGCCCAGGCATCTAAGATTTATGCGGTCCATGTCAGCAAGTTTGGTGAAATCTGGTGGTATTACCCAAGTGCAGCCAGCAATGAGAATGACAGCTATGTCACTTTCAACTACCGCGAAAATCACTGGAACATTGGCACATTGGCCCGCACTGCTGGGGTTGATGCTGGCGTGTTTACCTATCCTTTGATGGTGTCTACCACTGGCTACATCTACGAGCATGAGGTCGGCTTTAACTATGACAGCGCCAGCCTTTACGCTGAGTCTGGTCCAGTCCAATTGGGCAATGGCGACAACATCATGTCTGTGCGCCAAGTTGTCCCAGATGAGCAGACGCTGGGTGAGGCGGTGGTTTCATTCAAAACCCGCAATTACCCGACTGGCACACAATCCACATTTGGACCATATACGGCAGCCAACCCGACTTCTGTCCGGTTCTCTGGCCGGCAAGTCAACATGAGGGTGACTGGCAACACTTTGGCTGACTGGCGTGTCGGGGTGATGAGGCTTGAGGCTGTGGCCAGCGGGAAGCGATGAGCGACCAAGAACAACTGGAAAGACTGCGCCACCATGTAGAGGCGGCATTAGAATACAGTGGAGGCACACACAATTTTGACGATGTCGCTGAGATGGTTGAGGATCACAGATTACAGTTGTGGCCGGCCAAGGACTCGGTGGTGTTGACAGAGATCATTGTCTATCCCAGGCTAAAGAATTTGCATTATTTTCTGGCTGGTGGCGACCTAGATGAACTCTCAAGGATGAGACCATTGATCGAATCCTGGGGCAAATCAGTTGGTTGCACCAGGGTGACTTTGGCAGGCCGAAGAGGCTGGGCAAAGACATTTTTGAAAGACGAAGGTTACAGCCCACAATGGTCTGTAATGGCAAAGGAACTTTAGGGGA